GTCTGCGCCACCATTGTCCGGAGTAATGAATCCAAAACCTTTGGCGTCGTTAAACCATTTTACTTTTCCTGTTACCATTTTACTATTTTCCTTGTTTGTAAATTTACCGTGTGTGTGCGTTTATTTATGAATCTTTGTTCATAACTTTTAAATTAGGCAACATATTTTCAACTGTTAGTTTGGTAATAGCTGCCAACATTATTAACTTGTCATCGTCAGTGTACACTTCTTTGTCGAACATGTCAAGTATTGTTGTGCCAATCATTCTAAATGCTTCTTCTTGCCCAACAGCAAGTTTGCCCCAATCTGCAGGATCACCTGCTTCTACTTCTGCTGCAATTTCTACCAATTGATCAAGTGTTATTTTTTTCATATATTAAAAACTGTTATTGAACCAACCAACTTTTTTACCTTCTGCAATACGTTGATTATAGGCTTCTACTGATCCCGGCCAGCGCCATGCCCACACAGCTACTAGGGCCATGAAGATGCCGGTGCTTAGTATGCCAATGGGCTTAACTCCAGTGAACCACATGATGATCAAACTGGTGCTCATCATGGCCAGCATGAAGTATTTCATTTTGGTAGGAAACACACGTTTGGTATTCCAGTTGGTCAAGAATGGGCCAAACAATTTGTGATTGTATAACCAACGATGCATACGCTCATTGCCCTTGCTGAAACAATAGGCAGCAAACACTATAAAGATACTGTAAGGGATACCGGGAGTGATAACTCCAATGTAGGCCATGCCCAAACTTAAAAATCCCAATACGTTCCAAAATAGTTTTTTCATATTATCCTGCACTTACGTCACCACTTCCTGATGCTGCGTGACCACAGCTGGCAGGGTCGCCGGCTCTACAGATTAGGATGCCATTGGCTGTGACTGTGCCACTGGATCCAGACATTGTTGGATTGCTATGTGATCCTCGACCGTGTCCGGAAACTGCTGCGCCCTTAACAGCAATTGGGCTACCGTTTACAAGTACAGTTGGTGCAAGATTTCCTACAATTGTTCCACCTGCTGCATCTACTCCTACTCTGCTTATTCCTGGCATATGTGTTCCTTAAAATGCTTTTGGTAAGGCATTTATCTTACTGATGTAATCAGAAATTCTTTTATGAGCCTTGTCTAAACTTTTTTCGGTCACTGCTGGACCATCTTTTAAAATTTCACCACCTTCGATCAAAAATCTATAAGTTGATATGAAACTTAACAAGTCTAGAGGACTTATTATGTGAATTCCATTTCCGTTGGCAAGATCTAGCAGTTGTTTCTGGTGGGCTTCTATTTTGGCAATATTAGCTGACATTGTTTCTGAAGCATGTGCAATTCGTTCGTAGTATTTAGAATAGTCAATGACAAGGTTGCCAGATGTATCGTGATAGACAACATTGATTGGATTTGAAGAATCCTCACCAACAATTGTTTCAGATAATATGTGTTGTTGCAATGACATGTCTTTTTCCTTAGGCCAATGCTATACCGGTTGTGCCTTGCACATACTGATTGGCAAATTCTTTATCAGATACAGCAACTACTGCTACCGCACTTTTGCTCAATTTGATATCCTTGTCAGGACTCACAGTAAACAGGTAGGGCATTAGTGCTGGGCCTTTAGGACTCATGCCAATTACAGATGGCTTGGTCAACTTGTAAAAATCCGTGCCTTCCTCGGCCAGTCGTGCAACCAGCTCTTCTCCGCTTGTTAGTTTTAGTGTGATAACTTCACCTGCGCTTACACCTTTATCGATTAACATTTATATTTTCCTATCAGTATCCATACCCGTTGAAACCAGTTTCATCGATATATTTTCTTAATTCTGTAAATCCACCAATCACATTACCATTAATGATGATCTGCGGCACTGTTCTAGCATTTGGTACAGCTTCTAACAGTTCTTCTTTTGTATAGCCATCTCCAATTTTACGTTCTTCAAACGGAACATTGCGTTGTGTTAGTAGTGCTTTTGCTTGATCGCAGTAGGGGCAATTGTATTTGCTCCAAATAATTACATTGCTCATTGTATTTCCTTTCAACAGTATTATATAGCCGGCAACTCGTCATAGTCAATATTTTCTCCCATGACACCTAGCACATAGTTGGTTGATTCGTTTTCTTGTAGGGCCGTTTGTTTCTTACTGGTATCAGTGTGTTTGTTGAACCAAGGAATAGGAGTGGTCTTTGGTGCTGATGCTTGATACTTTACGCCAATCTGCTTGAGTGCATCCACTGCTGTGTAGTCCACAAAGTCACGTAGGATGTTGGCATTGAGGCCGATCACTGGACCCATCTTGAACAAATAGTCTGCCCATTCTTTTTCTTCACGGATGACATCTGCGTACATGGCATAGACTTCTGCTTCACATTCTTGTTTGGCTCGAACAAATCTAGGATCTTCCTTGACCACCTGATTGATCAAGTAGGCAGTCCACCCTTTATGTAGTAGTTCGTCCTGTAGGATTAGGCTGATGATGTTGCCGTTGCCAATAAAGATCTTGTTCTCTACCATGGCCAAGCTGGTAGCGAAGCTGACCATAAAGCGGAATGCTTCTAGTGCATATGAAGCGTTCAGTGCCATCCAGATAGCCTTGACATGTTCGTGTTCGTCAATTGTTTCGCCCACTTCTTTGCGACAGTTTACCAAATGTAATGCATCATAATATTTGCCCACACTTGATGCCATTTCCACAATTTCTTTGGTTTCGTGTATGGTGTTAAACACATCCTTTGGTACGTTGTAGATGTTGCGAATAATGTGACTATAACTCTTGCTATGAATGTTAGTTTCAAAGAAGCCCCAGTTGTACATGAGTGCTTCCACTTCTGGCAATGAACACACTGGGGTAAACACCTGTGTTGGTCCTCGGCCTTGTAAACTATCTAAGGCAGTTTGGCGCAACAAGTTTGATGTAAAGATATGCTTGACTGCATCGCTTGCATCTTTAAAGTCGTTTGAATCTTTGGTAAGACTAACTTCTTCTGGTTGCCAAAAGAAACCGCGAGCGGTTGCATCAAAGTCTGCAATCTTTTTGTATTTGACTTCTTCAAAGCGTTGGATAGTGACAGGACCTGCAGGGTCCAGAAACATCTTGCGGTTAAGATAATCTGTTTTTGTGTTTAGGTTGTATTGCTGTTTTGACATTGTTATTCTCTTTATAATTTACATGCTTCGCAGTCTTCGGCATCATCGTAGTCGATTGGCTCCAGCATGGCGGGAGCTTCCTCTGCCTTCATCTTGCTACCTGCTTTGTTGATCAAACTGTAATAGAATGTTTTTAATCCCCACACATGAGCCTGCATCAAGTTTCTAGCAATTAATGTGGTTGGCACTTTACGGTCTGCAAAGTGTGCTGGATTGTAGAATGTATTGGTGCTGATACTTTGATCAACATAGGCAGCAAGAACAGCGGCTGTTTTAATGTAGCCGGCACAGTCTTTCTGTTCCCACATCATTTGATATTTGTTCTTAAGTTTATGATACTCTGGCACAACCTGTACAAAACTTCCCGCCTTTGATTCCTTAACACTGATTAAACTCATAGGCATTTCAATACCGTTGGTACTGTTGATAACAACACTGGAACTTTCTACAGGAGCAATTGCCATTAATGTGGCATTGCGAACACCATACTGTTTCATATTGCCACGTAGTGTTTCCCAGTCAAGCTCAGGAGCAAAGTCAGCAAGCTCGTTAACACCATTGGCACGAAGTTCCCAAGGAAACACTCCTTGTCCATATCTAGTCTTGTGACTTTCTGTACATGGTCCACGCTCCTTAGCCAACTCTACAGTGGCTTCTGTTAGATAGTATGCCTGATGCTCCATCCAGGTTTTGACTTCTTGAAGTGCATCCTTCTCACCGTACTTGAGACTGCGTTTAGCATGCCAGTAGGCAAGATTAGTGACTCCAATGCCCAGTGGTTGGATCTCGTCGTTAGATAGCTTACTTTGTATCGACAAGAAATCTTGATAGTCAAGAATGTTACACAGGCTACGCTGTAGAATCCTACAGGCTCTACGCATATCCTCTGGATTACGGAACGATCCCCAGTTGATAGATCCCAGTGTACATAACGCTATGCGTCCACTATCGTCGTCTAATCTCTTAAATGAACGTGTGGGTAATAGGATCTCACAGCACAAGTTGCTTTGATAAATCGTATGGTACTCAGGATCAAATGGTCCTTGGTTCATGACATTATCAATGAATACGAGATATATTCGACCCGTATCTGTGCGTTCTTTTAGTATACCACTCTTGAACACTTCTTCAGCACTCATGGTCTTTTTACGTAGACCTTTTTGCTTTTCATATTTTACATACAGCTCTTCAAACAGAGCAGTATCCTTGTAGAAGGCCTCATATAAGTCGGGCACTTCGTTGGGATCAAAGAACGTTATTTGTTCTTTGTTTTTGAATCGTCTCCAGAAGAAAGCACTAAGCACAACCCCATAATCCAT